CGCTCTGGCAGATGGCCGGAGCGGTATCACTTACCGGCGAGGTCGTCACCGAGCAGACCGCCATGTACTACAGCCCCGTCTACAACGCGATCTCGCTGATCGCCGGGACGATCGGGTCGCTTCCGCTCCACCTGATGCAGCAGAAGGACAAGAAGAAGCGCCTCGCGGAGAACCACAAGGTCTATCGCGTCATGCATGACGAGTGGAACCCGTACCTGACCGCGATGGCTGGACGCGAGTGTCTCTCCGCCCATGTGCTCGCGTGGGGGAACGGGTTCGCGGAGAAGGTCCGCGACAATATGGGGAACGTCATCCAATTGTGGCCGATCACGCCGAACCGCGTTCGCATACAGGTGCGCGGCGGAGAGATCGTCTACATCGTTCGCACCGACGACGCGGGCGACGTCATCATCCCTCGCGACAATATCCTGCACGTCCCCGGACTCGGATTCGACGGTTTTCAGGGGTATTCGGTCGTAGCGATGGCGCGCAAGTCACTCGGTCTCGGAATGGCATTGGAGACGTTCGGCGCGATGTACTTCGGGAACGGGACGCACCCGGGAACGATCGTGTCACATCCCGGGAAATTGTCGCAGCCAGCGCACGAGAATCTGCAGAAGTCATTGACGCAGGCGTATAGCGGGCTCGGCAAGTCGCACAAGTTGCTGCTGCTGGAAGAAGGGATGAAGGTCGAGAAGTTCGGCGTCCCGCCGGACGACTCCCAGTTCCTTGAGAGCAGGCAGTTCCAGATCCCCGAAGTGGCGAGGTGGTTCAACCTCCCACCGCATAAACTGAAGGACCTGACGAAGTCCTCCTTCTCGAACATCGAGAGCGAGCAGATCTCGTTCGTGACCGACTCGATCCTTCCGTGGCTGGTCCGCTTTGAGGCGAACTACAACATGCAGTTGCTGTCCAAATCCGACAAGGAACTGTCGGGGCGCGGGCGGCTGTACTTCAAGCACGTCGTCGAGGGGCTACTGCGGGGCGACTCGGCGCAGCGGTCCGCCTTCTATACCGCGATGTTCAACGTTGGCGCGATGAGCCCGAACGAGATACGGGAGAAGGAGGACATGGACCCGTACGACGGCGGTGACGTCCGCATGGTGCCGCTGAACATGGCAACACCGCAGAACGTGCTGAAGCCGCCCGCTCCTGTGCTGCCGCCGCCCACGAAAGGCAACGGCAAGGACGAATCGGGTGATGCGCTGAAGAAGGAAAAGGAAGAACCGGGGGATGGTGATGTCGAATCCGCGTGAGGACCTGCTGAAGTTCCTGCTGAAGAAGAAGATGCCGCTGCGTCTTGCGATCGACATTCTCGAAAAAGCGGAGGAAAAGATCCTCGCGAAGCGCAAGGCGAAGGAGAAGGCTATCCTCCCGAAGTACGAAACGAGGTGACGCGATGCCGACGCCGGAGAAGGGCGAGAAGAAGGAAGACTTCATCGACCGCTGCATCCCAGTCGTCATCAATGACGGGACTGCGAAGGACGGCGCGCAGGCGACGGCTATCTGCAATTCAATATGGGATGAAAGTAAACGGACATCGGAGGACGCCATGTATGTGAAAAGTGATGAGATGGAACGCAGGTGCTTGCCGACGTCGGAGTTGCGCGTCGGGATCGAGAACGACAAACCGAAGATCGTTGGGTACGCCGCGGTGTTCAACACATGGGCAGACATCGGCGGCTGGTTCCGCGAGTCGATCCGCCCGGGAGCGTTCGCGAAGACGATCAGGGAGAATGACATCCGCGCCCTGATGAACCACGACCCGAACTACGTCCTCGGGCGGAACAAAGCGAAGACGCTGTCGCTCCGGGAGGATGACAAGGGGCTGGCGGTCGAGATCGATCCCGTGGGCGCGACGTGGGCGAACGACCTGATGGCGTCTATGAAACGCGGCGATGTGTCGCAGATGTCGTTCGGGTTCAACGTCAACAAGCAGGAGGTCGACTACGACAAGGACGAGCGCGTGCTTGTCGACGTGACCCTGTTCGATGTCTCCGTCGTGACGTACCCCGCATACCCTACCACAACGGCGCAGGTGCGCAGCGCGTTCATGGCGAAGCGCACGGACACCACGTCGTCGACTTTGCTTTCGTCATCCGTCTCGACCACCGGTGGGCTTCCGCTCACGAATATCGGTACAATCACGGTGGGTTCCGGGATCGTTTCGGCTGGTCCGCTCTTGAAAGAACTCGAACCGATCATCCGCAAACTCGCAAGGAACGAAGAACTGACCGAGGCGGAATGGCGTGTCGTTGCCGCCCACTACCCCGACCTCTCCGTGCCGCCTGCAAAGCACACGGAGACTGAGCCCCCGCCGCCTGCAAAGCACGCGGGTTCGGATACCAGATCGGATCGGTGGACGGAGTTGTTCATACGGGCAGAACGCATCGCACCATCCACCACCCGATAGGAGGTACACGACATGAAAACGGTAAGCGAATATCGCGAAGAGATCGCCCGCCTCGTTAAGAAGGTCGGCGACATCGACGCAAAGTGCATCGCGGAGAACCGCGATCCGAGCGTGAGCGAGATCGACATGAAGAACGACCTCATGAAGGGCATCGACGACCTGCGGTCGATCGTCACCACGCAGGAGCGGCAGGAGCGGATGGTCGCGGAACTGAACCAGCCCGCAAACGCGCCGCTGTCCCGCCCGCGCCCGCAGGAGCCGCAGGAGCGGAAGCAGGATCGGTTCTCCTCGTTCGGCGAGCAGATGGCGGCGGTCATGCGTGCGGGAGTTCCCGGCGGGTCCGTCGACCCCCGGCTGCGTGCCACTCGCGCCACCGGCATGAGCGAGTCCGTCCCGAGCGATGGCGGGTTCCTCGTGCAGCAGGACTTCTCCACGGAACTCTTGCAGGACGTGTTCCAGACCGGGATCCTCGCGTCCCGCGTCAAGCGCATCCCGATTTCCGGGAACGCGAACAGCATCAAGATCAACGGGGTCGACGAGACCTCCCGCGCCTCCACGCGGTACGGCGGGATCGTCGGGTACTGGGCGGACGAGGCGGCGGAGAAGACGAAGTCCAAACCGAAGTTCCGCAAGATCGAACTGTCGCTGAAGAAACTCGTCGGCCTCTGCTACGCGACCGACGAACTGCTCGACGACGCCTCCGCGCTCGAAGGCGTGATCCGCACCGGCTTCCAGTCGGAGTTCGGGTTCCTGCTCGACGACGCGATCCTGAACGGGACCGGCGGGGCGCAGCCGCTCGGCATCATGAACAGCGGTGCGTTGGTCACGGTCGACAAGGAGAGCGGACAGAAGGCGGCGACCGTGGTCGCCGAGAACGTCATCAAGATGTACTCGCGCCTGTTCGCTGCGAGCCGTCCGAACGGCGTCTGGCTGATCAACCAGAACATCGAGCCGCAACTGTTCACGATGAGCCTGTCGGTCGGGACCGGCGGCGTCCCGATCTACATGCCTGCGGGCGGACTGTCCGGTCAGCCCTACGGGACGTTGTTCGGGCGTCCGGTCATCGCGATCGAGCAGGCGCAGACGCTCGGGACGGCGGGCGACATCCTGTTCGCCGACCTCAGCGGGTACATCCTCGCCGAGAAGGGCGGGATCAAGTCCGACATGTCGATCCACGTGAACTTCATCTACGACGAGTCGGTCTTCCGGTTCGTGCTCCGCGTCGACGGCCAGCCGATCCGGTCGACCCCGCTCACGCCGTACAAGGGCGGATCGGGAAGCACGCAGTCGCACTTCATCGCGCTGCAGACCCGGTCCTAACATTCAACCGTGACGGGGGGATCAACCCCCCGTCACTTCGTCAGGGAGGAACACCATGCACCTCGCAGAGAACCTCAAGATCGTGCCCGTCGGTAGCGACCTCGACCTGAACGGCGGGGCGTCGGTGGACTGCGACTCCATCAACATGAAGAACTACCACCGCGCCACGTTCATCGTCAGTGCGCAGACGCTCGGCGGCGCGGACGCGCACATCTACCTGTACTCCGGCGCGACGGACGCAGCGAAGACCACGGCGATCACCTTCCGGTACGCCTTCGGTGGTGCCGCGCAGGGAACCGCCGACTGCGACGTCCTGTCGGCGACGACCTCGACGGCGGGGCCGCTGCACCTGACCAACGGGACGTACGACAACTACATGCTGATCATCGAGGCGGACGCCGCCGCGATGGGGGCGGGGCACTCGTGGTTGACGCTGGCGTTTCAGGACACGGATACCGGCGCGACCGGGAACGTGTCGGTCACGGCGGTCCTCGAGCCGCGCTACACCGGCAACCGCTCTGCTTCGGCCCTTGCGTAAGGAGGAGTCATGCTGAAAGACGATCAGGATCTCGTGCGGGAGATCGCACGGGAAGTCGCACGCGAGGAGATCAGGAAGGATCGGGAGCGGGAGCGCGCAGACAGGCAGGACGCCCCCACCCCCGACCCCGCACCGACCGCCGACACACCGAAGGTGACGCCGCCGGTCGTGTGGTAACAAACTGACGGACGGCATCCGAACAGGATGAGTCCACGGAGGTGAGCATGAACTATAGCCCGAGCACCATCGCCCGCGTCGCGGACATCCGCGCCGGACTGCGGGTGGACAAAGGCGCGACCGCCATCGCGGGGATCAGCACGAAAGACCTGTTCACCGTGTCCGGCGGGAACTGCCTCATCCTCGGCTTGTACGGCGAGGTCACGACGATCGTGCAAGTGCAGGCGGACAACACGAAGTTCATCAGCACGCCGACGGTAGGCTCGGCGGTCGACATGTGCGCGGTCGTCGACATCACGGGACACGAGGTCGGTGGGTTCCTTTCGATCACCGGCACGCTCGCGACGGCTGCGGCGAAGACCAACGCGGGCGCGGCGGTGAACATGACGAACGGC